ATCTAAGCGTGCTCTTGCTCGCCTTGATAGTGCCTACGGAGGCCAGTCAGGTTTGCTTAAAGACTGTGCCCTAAATCTTCAGGTCACTGGCGAGTGCTATCTTGTTCAGGTTCCAGAGCGTATCGGTTCTGGACTCCCTGAGAGCTGGGACATTCGTTCTGTAGACGAACTACAAGTTGACTCTAGAGGGAACTACGTAATCCAACCTCGTCGTGAAGTTGGCGGCGGTGTTCCGTCAGCAATGTCATCTGGCAAGGGTGCTATCAAACTTCCGAATGATGCATTTATTGGACGTGTTTGGAAAGCCCACCCTCGCTACTCGCAAGAGTCTGACAGTTCGCTACGTGGTCTTCTCGATCTTTGTGCAGAACTACTTCTCCTTAACCGCACATTCCGTGCTACAGCACGTTCACGCCTAAACGCTGGTGCTCTTTATCTTCCAGACGGTCTATCTGTTGCAGCGTCTCCAGATCCAGACTATCCTTACGATGAAGATGGCAACTACAACGAGCAATACAACCCAGAAGAAGCTGCAGACGACTTTGAGGACCAGCTCATCGATGCGATGACAACTCCTATCAAGGACGAAGACTCAGCGTCTGCTGTTGTCCCACTTATCATTCGTGGTCCTGCAGAACTTGGCGACAAGATCAAGCAGTTTAAGTTTGAGCGTTCATTCGACGCATCTCTTGTCCAGCGTGCTGACCGTGTACTAGAGCGTATCATGCAGGGTCTAGACGTCCCTAAAGACGTCGTGACAGGTCTTGCTAACGTTAAGTACTCTAACGCTCTTCAGATCGATGAAGCCCTTTACAAGGCCCACATCGAGCCTTTGATGCTTCTCATTGCAGATGCACTAACTGTTGTCTACCTACGCCCATACTTGATTGCAAACGGGTACGCCGAAGCTGATGTTAAACGAGTACACATCTGGTATGACCCAAGCCAGATTGCAACTCGTAACGACCGTGCATCAGATGCCGACATGGGCTTCGACAAGATGGCCGTCAGCTACGACACTTGGAGACGTGCTCACGGATTCTCAGACCAAGACGCTCCTACTCCTCAGGAGCTCGGTCTTCGTCTTATCATCAGCAAGGGTATGATTACTCCAGAGCTCACCGAGTCTATGCTTGCTGCTGTTTCGCCAGAAATTATGGACTTGGTTCGCGCTAAGTCTCAGGCAAATAATCCAGCCCCCATGACTCCTGATATTCAGCAACTCCTAGAAGGTGCTCCATCAGGTCAGGTTGCCCCTATCCCAGCCCCGGGTGAGCAGCCAGCTCCCGCTCCAGCTCCAATACAACCGCCAATTCCGCTAGCCGAACCCGAGGTATAAAAATGCATCAAAAAACTGAACTTGTAGAGAAGCTCTCCCACTTGCTCTCCGATGTAGTAACCATGAAGTTTATTGCTCACGGCTATCACTGGAACGTTAAGGGCATCGAGTTTACTCAGATGCACGAGTTCTTCGGAGAAATCTATGAAGATCTTGACGGAGCCATTGATCCTCTTGCCGAAGATCTTCGTAAGCTCGGATACGACGCTCCTTACTTCTTAACAGACTTTGTAGAGATGACCTGTCTTGGGGATCAGCCTCGTTTGTCTGGAGATGCAGTTCAGATGCTCGAGTCGCTATTAAATCTAAATAATTCTGTAAATGCTTGTGTTCTTGAAGCATTTGCAATAGCTGATGCTTGCAATGAACAGGGTATTGCCAACCTACTAGCAGAGCGTGACGATATGCATAAAAAGTGGAACTGGCAGCTCCGCTCCTCGCTCGGTACTCTATAGACCATGTCTAACTACCTAAGAGAAGTCTTAGGTGCTGAAAAAACATTTTTAAATCCTAATCAGCCCCAGGGACTAGTTGCAGATATCGGCCCCGACATCCCGGGTGGAGAAGGTGCTAACGAGGGTTTTTGGCGACAACAACTTCGTGACCGTCTCGGTCAATTTGCCAAGATGTTTGGCACTGTCCTTTTCGATATGGAAATCGAAGGCATAGGTAGAGTCACTGGCCATGGCGAGCTAACAGAAATTGTACGTCCCCAGGTTGGCTTAGTTCGCGTAAGAAATCACCCAATTCTCCCGGATGGCGACTACGAAATTCCCGGAGATAACTTAGAAGCCATAGATGCCCTCATTCCTGATGCAGACTTCGAACGCGTAACCGGTAAAGAACTCCCTAAGCGTCCGGCTCCAGAACTTAAAGATGAAATTACTGGCGACGAGGCTATGCAGGTTGTTCGTAATGCTGGTGCACAGTATGCCAAGAGTCAAGGGCGTTTTGCAATGTCTAGGACATATGATGACGTCAGACAGGGACTTCGTGCTCAGTACATGCAGTTTCTTGATGGAATTAAAAAAGACAATCCGGAACTTCTAAAAAATCAATTTATTATAAATGAAGATGGCACTGGGCGTACTGGCGATATTGAAACGGAAGATGACTTCTGGGGTGCTATAACTGCTATGCAGGTTTCTACTACCAGTAGATGGGTATCTCCAGATAATATAAATCCTCTTGCTAAAGAGGTCAATAGAAGATATGCCGAAAAGTTTCTTGGAGTTAAAAAAGATGGTCTTATTTCTTTCTATAGAAATGTTATCCAAGAAAAACAAGACCCTGCAGATGGTGCTGCCGGTTACGCAACCTTAGATAGAAAAATGGCATGGGACTATAATCCAAATCCAAGTCCGGGAGATGTTGTACGAGGCAGATATATTGTAAAAGCCAAGCCAGATGAGGTGCTTGGTATTCTTGGCTATAGCGGAGCTTTAGACGAGTTTGGTGTTGTTATTTCTCCAGAAGTTACTAGTCTACCTGGACGCTTTGAACGAGTTGGTGACTTGGAAAAGCAAAGAATAGATGGAGCACCTTGGGTAGACTACGAGGAGCTTGATAAGAAAAGTAGGTTTGGAGGTGGTAGTCCATTCCGTTTCTTGGCTCCAATGACTAACTTTGATTACTACGCTTTAGACTCTAGTCCGTTTGGTGAAGGAGACGGCTGGGCATCATTTTACGAAGCTAATGGTCTTAAACAAGGTGCTATGCCTAGCAAGTACAACGAGCTTTATGGTGAAGGTGCTTGGGAAAAAGACTGGGGCGGTAGTAGCCCGACGGCTAGACAGTTTGCTAGTCTTTTTATAAAGTTTACTGATAAAGATGGTAAAGAAAAGTGGGGACTAGATGCTCCTAAGTTGAGAGAACTATCTAGCACAGACATGCTGAATAACGCAGAGGCTGGTGATGAATTTGATAGAAACATTAAGGTTCTTTCTAGCATGCAAGAGCTTATGGGAAAGCCATTCTTTGTTAGTAGGGGCCACAACCAGGATGATCCACGTTTAGAGCAAGCCGTGGTTGAGCCTACGCCAGAACCTGTCCAAGTAGATAACATTTCCGCTGAGCCAGATAAAGAAGAATTTAAAGGTTCCGAGCTACTCGATTCCGCAATTAAAAATAATGAAATTAACTACGATGCCCTACCAGAAAGCACTCTTACAGCCAATTTTGATAGGAAAGATATACCTAAAGAACAAGACGAAGCTGTAACGGCATACTCTGGCTCCGAGTTCTTAGATATCAACGCGTACCTTAGAACAGATGAAGTAAGTATTTTAACCAACAAAGACTATTTAGATAAAAATATATCAAATTTGGATGCCCTAATTGATGAAAAAGGTGATGTGCTAGAGGAAACCAAGGTATACAGAGGAACCAGCTCGATGGTCGACTCAAATACGCATAGGATGCTAGATGCATTACAAGAAGGCGACATAATTGAAGATCCTGCATATTCTTCTACTACAAAAAATTCTAGGATAGCATTCAAAAACTTTGGACTTTATAGCAAAATTTATGAGCTAGATCCAAGAAAAGTAGATGCTAAAACTAAAAACGGCGGCAATTCATCATTCTGGTCAATTACTCTTCCAGTGGGCAGTAAAGCACTTACTAAACCAGAAGGACAGTACCCTCACTCCCATGAAAAAGAAGTTCTTCTTCCTAGGGGATCTAAATACAAAATTAATGGAATTCGTAAAATTGCTCAAATTGATGAAAATGGAAATGAAACCGGAAGCTTTAACTACTTTATAGATGCAACCGTTCAGCTAGAATCTCCAGAAGCAGCGGGAGATACCGACACTACGACCGATTTAAAATCCGAATCTTCATTAGACCTATCTAACTTTGAAAAAGTTTCTGACCGTCTGGGCTCTAATCCTGGCGGTATCTACAAAGATCCAAAGACCGACAAACAGTACTATGTCAAGATTCAGGACAATAAACGCGGCGAGAATGAGCAACTAGCTTCTGCTCTTTATAGAGAAGCTGGCTTAGATGCTCTCGAAGTAAAGAGCGGTACTTTAAATGGAGACAATGTCACATTTACCGACTGGCGTGACGAAAAACTAGATTCAGTTTATGGAAAAATGTCAAGTAGTGACCCTATCAATCCAGACGATCCAGCATTTGATGGTTTTGCTATAGATGCTTGGCTAGCTAACTGGGATGTTGTTGGCACTGGATATGACAACCTTAGTTTTGATAAAGATGGTAACCCTGTTCGTCTAGATTCGGGTGGCTCACTGTTGTATCGTGCTCGTGGCGATCGTAAGGGCGAGGCGTTTGGTAAAGAGGTTGGCGAACTTGAGACGTTCAAGAATCCATCTAATACTACTGGTGAGTTATTCCGTAGCATGGGTTCGGATGCTGAAGCCAAGAGCGTTAAGAAGCTAGAAGCCATCACCCCTGAACGTATCGACGAACTTGTTGACCAATATGTTTTTGATCCCGCTGATAACCAGGAACTTAAAGATAAGCTTAAGGCTCGTCGTCAGTTTATTCTTGACAAGTATCCTGAACTTAAAGAAGAATCTTCTAAATCTTCCCCTGAATCTAAAAATAGTGACGTTGAGTTTTTTGATAATTCAGAAAAAGCTATAATGCCAAAAAATGATACTATATTAGTTTCTGAAGATGGTAACCGTAGGATTAGACCGGGGGAAGTAGTAAATTTTAGTGTACCAGAATTAGACGATGAATTGGTTCCATTTAAATACACTGGAACAAAGTTTTCGGATATCCTTGCTGACCCATCTGACGCACCTTCAATTGGTATTCATGGCGGAATTTATATCTTTGAAGTAGATAATTCTCCTGATGAAGAAAAAGTGCCAAATGGGTTCTATACTATACTTTCAGATGATATAACACCCGTGGATCCGGATGATCCGTTTAAACCAATTGAACTTATACAAGGCCATAACCAATTTATTGGCACAGAGATGCCAATTAGAAGAAGCATCGATGAACAACTCTCAATGGATGCGTATACAAGCACATTTTATAGGGAACTCAATGCAGTTTTAAATAGGGATAAAGATGTTTCCGAGCTTGAACGTGTCGAGCGCGGAAAAAATTTCACTGGAGATCAGATATTAGCTAATCTTGACTCTTTTATTGATAGATCTGCTCTTAGTGAAGACACTACTCTTTGGCGTGGAATTTCTACTAATGATCCAGAGTATAAGAATTTTTTGGAGAGCCTAAAGCCCGGAGATAGTATAAAAGATAACTCGTTTACCTCTACATCTACGGATAGAGGCCAGGCGGGGATGTTCCTAGAAAAAGCTGTCGGCGGTACTGGTGCCGATGATTTATCTGTAGAGTTTAAAATTAATGCAAAAAAGGGAACAAAGGCTGCTAATGTGTTTAGAAGTACTTTAGGGCCGAGTAATTTTGAAAAAGAAGTACTTCTTCCACGTGGAAATAAAATGACCGACTCTTTGGTT